GCCATAGCCAGAAGCGATAGGAATGAGTCTGGTAGAACCAGAAAACACTCTACCACCTGACAGACTTACAGGCTTTAAGCCGTAAGCTGCGGGAACGATAGGATATGCCATTTAAAAACTCCTAAGTTATTTAGAACCGTTACCAAAAACACTACCTCTGGTACTTGTTGACTGGCGTTCAGAAAACAAAGTAGCCATACGGGGGTCTTGGTTTTTCAAGAAATTATTATCAACTGACTCCATCTGTGCTCTATTTTGTCTTTGATAGTATTCGTCCATAGCTTCTACGCGTTCTGTTGGCATTTTGCAAAGCATCAAGCCACCAATTTCTACGTTTCCACTAGCGTTACCTTCAAGCATAAGCTCAGGATGATCCGCCGCCTTGACTGGTTCCCAGCCATCTCTGCGCTTTTTTGACACGTTAGTTGGGTCGGCAATGCTCATAACATGCGTCGCAATCCAACGGAAAGACATTCCAGGAATGGGGGTTGGGTCAGGCAGTTTGCTCGATGGTGTGTACACATATCGAACATTCTTGTCACGGGTTGTTAAATCACGGGGGGTACGGTTATCAGCCATTTTGTTTCTCCAATTTTAAAACTTCTGCAGCATACACTTTAGGATCCATCTTGAATTTCTTTGCCAACGCCATTTGCGTGGTTGTAAGTTGAATCTTCTTTGTTCCGGAAGACCTGCTTGTTGGCGCAGTTACAGATGGTGTTTTTTTACTTGGAGTCTCAGACGATACCGCTGCCTCTCCAAAAACATCCGGAAAGGTCTTTTTTATGCGAGAGTCAATAGTCTCGTAATACTGATCTGAGCGAGGATCAACCCCGGAGTTGACTAGTTTTTGGTGCAGTCCTAGTGCATAACTGGTAATTTCTTCAAATCCCTGTGCCCCAAACCACTGGTTTTTAGCTTGCCAGCGCAAGGTTTTTTCGTCTGGTTGAACAGGTTGGACTTGTTGTTGCGAATATACATCTTCTTTTTCAACTTGTAAAGGGGCCGGTCTATAATTTTTTACCGACTCCACTCTCATTTTGGCTTCAGTCAATGCTTCTTGAGCAGCAATAATAGCGTCTGTATCGAACGCTTCTTGTGCCGCTTTATACTCACGTCTGGCTTTGTCAAGCTCTGCTTCTGCAGCAGTCTTAGCCATCTGTGTTGTTTGCTCACTACTTGAGTTTACAAAACGTTTTAAATTGTTGTTTTCTTCCAACAAACGCTGTGCAAGTTTATCAAGTTCTTGGCGTTCACGAAGCGCTGCTTCTTTAGCTCTACGTTCGTCGTGTCTTGCGTGTGTGAGTTCTTTAATTCTTTCTTGTGCACCCTTTGTGTACTGATTAATTTCATCATCAGTTGGGTCTTCTACCTCACGATCAAGTGGTCTGCGACCTCTGTCTCGTTCAGGTGTGTCGTCGACGATCTCAATATCTATTTCATCGTCGTGTGTACTTTCTACCTTTATCTTTTCTTCTGTTTCGATTTCATCAGGGAATTTGAAATCTTCGCCTTTAAATTCTGCCATTGTTTTTCCTTTTAAGCACGGGTTATTCCGCGGGGATCATCTACAACACCGTCTACTTCATCATCATTGATGAACCTGAATTCGTTGCCGTAAATTTTGAAACGCGTACCTGCATAGGTACGAACCATAATGAAGTCACCTTCCTTGCACCAAGGTCCACTAGGGAATTTGGTTTTGTCTGCGTACGCATCTGGACCAACTTTTAAAACAAACAACACAGTGGTTGCGTGTTCTTCTTGTTTGGCGTAGAAGTCAGGACGCTCAAGATCTAGCTCAGTACCGTCAATCTTTTTAGAGACCTGGGGTACGCTACACAAAAGCCTGTACCCGGATGGGTTAGGCAAAAGTGTTGGCTTGTCTTCGTCTTTTTCTGGTGGTTTGGTAATTTGTTCAATTACTTCCACCGTGGGCTTGAGCTTTAAATAGTCTGGAAGTACAAGTTCACTCATCTGATTTTTCTACCTTTTCTAGCAGGTCAAGTAATAAACCCTCTGCGATGGCTAGACCCGAAATCACCCCACAGAGTTTTTGATATTGTTCAAAAGATGCGCATTGACCTGTTGCCATGTCGTCTGCGTAATCGTTCATTTGTTTGCGTAATTGTTTGCGCAGCGCGTCTGCGAAGTTGGCTATCATTTTTTAAGTTGTTCCTTTGGTGTTTTAGCGGCTTGTTGTTTTTCATGTTCAAGCTGGGAAACATGTGTGGCAAGATCTACTCCATGCCCTTGACGTTGTATTTCTAATTCATGCTTGTGTTGAGCAGCATGTTTGACCATATCAATGCCTTGATCTCTGGTTTTTTGATGAATATCTGCGGCTTTACTGAGCATATTCATACGGCTATCTTTCTCTCTAGCCTGTATTTCATGTGTCTTTTCAAGCGCTTGTATCTGTATTTTGCGGTCTTCAAGTGCCAATTTAGCCTGTGCTTCTTGTGCTCTAGCCTGGGCTTCTTGCGCTTTGATCTGCACTTCTTGTTGACGAATTTGCAGTTCTTGCTGTTGCATTTGAATAAGCGGGTCTTGTGCTTGTTGTTGAGCCTGTTGTTGGGCAGCTTGATGTTGACTTTGTTGAAGTACTTGGGATGCCGCTTGTGCCATCATGCCTGACAATTGAAGCTCGATTTGGGGCGCCATCTTCTCATCTGTATCTGGTACTGGCATACCAAGGCGTTGTTCAATATCTTGCCTGTATTTAAATGCAACGTGTTCTGCAATATGCGCCATGATCGCCGCTTGAATCATTGGTGCTTTTGGATTTTGCCCAATCAATTGCTGAATACTTGGGTCTTGCATCATCGCCATGTGCACTTGAATATGCGACTGATGGTCTTGGTAGAAAAACGCTTTTGCAGGTTCGCTACGCAGTAGCGCCATGTTTTCTGATACAGGGTCTTTTGGTTTTTGATCATCTGGTAAAGGCACAAGTTTGTCTGCACCCTTAACACCCATAACTTCTAACATGCGTCTGTGCAGTTCTGGTAAGTCGTATATTTCAGGCGCTTGTTGCGCCATTTGAATCACTGCCTGATACTGAACTACACGTTGTGATAATGTTGCTGCATTGGGATCACTTACAGGAATAATATCAACATTGTCATAATCTGACTGTTTTGCAGATCGTGAACCGTATTCGGGTTCGTACTCATAGTCTTCTGGTGAATCTTGCTTAATTAACTGTGCAAGAAGTTTTAATTCTTGTTTAAATGCAAAATGCATCCTTGCCTGTACGGCAGACATCACTTTTAACTGGCGCTCAAGGATTGCAAAAGTAGTTCCAACAGGAGCCTGACTGGACATGTCAGAAATCTTCATGTCGGCTGTTGCCGCCATCTCTTTGCCTTGCTCAATAATCTTGTCAAGTAACCCAGCTAAAACAGCGCTTGGCTCTTTGTATGGGAGTGGCAAAATATTGTCACGCAAAGGACCTGATGCAATGTCTACGTCCCTGAATTCTCCTGGTGCAATGGGTGTATCATCACCTTTAACGCGAAGTCCTCTGGACTTAAGACCTCCGGGCAGGTTAGATAAAGTTCCCGCGTCGACCAATTGACGCATAATGCTTGTCGCCGACTTGGCATAGCCTCCAATGATGTGGAAGTATCCGAATCCGTATGCGCCAAAGCCTGGGATGAACTGGTAATGGATGAAATGTTGGCGTTTGAGTCTGTTTTTGTCGTTTTCTTTCCAGTTGCGCCGAATTGACAAGACATTATTACTTCCTTTAATCAACGTTACCACGTAAGGCAAAGCTATACCGTCTTCATCTTCAAAGCCAGGCATGTCTAAATCCGCATGGACTTCATATATTACATAACGATCATCGTTTAAGTCGCTAAATCCCGTCTCTTTATCTTTGGCTTTTTGAATATCGTCACGAAGCTGTGTGGGTTCTGGTAAATCACAGTCTAAATAGAACCCTGCTTTTTGTAATTTTAAAATTTCATTTTTTGTTTTGCGCATTACGTGTGTAATTCTGTAACACGTGTCCATATCTGTTGTGCCGTATGGTAAAAGTACGTCTTCTGCTGGAACAAATACAGATGTTTGGCGCCCCAAACCTATATCGTCATAGACTTTTTTGAACGCAGACCCTGTTGCGGGTAGGCTCCACAACATTCTTTCATGCTCAGGTCTAAATTCCGTCATCACTTCTGTCAATTCATAGTTCATGTCATCTTCAACACGAATTGCAGACTCTTTTTTCTCTGTTGTTTCTTTACCAATAATCTTAGTGCGAACGGGACCTTGGGCGGGAAACATCTCGGTGATACTCTCACTTTGGAAACGCACTACGGCTTCTGTGATCATGGGGTGAAAGACACCCGATGCTCCGTTCCAAGGCTCCGTTCTCTCTTCGTACTGAAGACCCATTAGCTTGAGTCCCATTACATAGGCTTTTTCCCAGTCTTTTCTGGAATTTTTATCGTTTTCTATGTCTTCAGACAGATCTGCAGCAAGCGTTGCAAGCTTATTTTCTGGTATTTCTTCTACCAAATTTGCGTAAAAATCTTCATTTTCACCCTTATCTATGCTAATTTCTAGGTCTCCAGCGTGGATATTTACTTCTTCTGGGTCAACGACCTCAATTTCTATACCTTGTCCTTCACCATCTGTGGTGTCTGAACTTATATTTTCACCGTCCGTATATAGTGCTTTATCTATATTAGTCGCCATTATTTATCCTTTAATAGTATGCGTGTTGTCTGCGCCTGAAGTACACAGGATCTTCTTTCTCATCACTGTCTAGCGGCACAAACCCGCCTCTTCTAAATCTTAACAGTGCCATTGTTGTTGTATCCACAAAGTCATCATGTTCTCCAACAGGGAACACAGCAATTTCTTCAATCACTTCTCTAGCCCAGCGTGTGTCTGGCGCCCAGACAACCCCTGATGCAAACAAAGTAGATACCGCGTTAAGTCTGACCATCTTGTCATTGCCTCGGCTTGGATTGTCTTCTTCAACAAAAATACCCATAGCCCTAAATTCCTGGATCAGCGGTGCACCTGCAGCTTTCTTTTCAACAATAAACGAATCAGGTTCCCATTGTCTATAGTGTTTAAGCGCCGTTACTTTTAAATCCGGAAACGCCATTCTATCCTTAAATGCATCCAATAAAATGATATGCGGCTTCATCTTATCTTCTTCATTGAAGAATATACCCCATGTTGTACACGCAGAATAGTCGGCGCTTGTCTTTGTTTCGTACGCCGTATCCCAAGTTTGTATTACAAATGTACAGTGTGGTGGATCTTCTTTATCCCAAATTCTCCAAGACTTCCTAGGCACAATGGCTGATGTATCCATCGTAGGCTGTTGCATGTATTGCGCGTTCCAAAATCTAGGATCAATTGAGGCTTTGGTTGTTTTTAAAACTTCTAGTTTCCACTGCTCCGGCCAAAGTGACTTCTCGTCTTCTGTGCCTTCATTTAATATGGCGGGGAGTTCAACCAACTCCCAAGGTAGTGAGTCGGGGTTTTTAATCTGATAGTCCAAAAGTCTGCCGGTTAAGTCCAGCATCGACCAACGCGTCATGATCACAATAATAGCGCCGCCTGGCATCAAACGCTGTAGCGGTCCCGTCTGAAACCAAGACCATGCAGTATCAAACGCTAATCGTGAATTCGCCTTAACATCTTGCTCCGAGTGCGGGTCGTCAATGACGAAAAGATCGGCACCCCTCCCAGCCAAAGCGCCGCCCACTCCAGCGGCATAGTACTGTCCACCGGCTGACGTAGACCATTTACCAGCAGCTTTTTGATCGTCTGATATGTTTGTATTAGGGAAAACTTCATGGTACTCTTCCGATTCAATTAAGTTTCTAACTCTGCGTCCAAAATCTTCTGAGAGTCCCGCTGTGTGCGTTCCCATGATGATCTTCTTGTCTGGGAACTTGCCTAAAAAATATGCTGGAAATAAATAAGAACTGAATTCTGACTTGCCCATACGAGGCGCAATGTTGATAATAACTCTGCGCTTTTTGCCCTCAATCACATCTGTAAAGATTCTGGCAAGTTTTTTATGGTGCGGTCCAATCTTAAATCCTGGGTAAACAGCTGTTGCAAATCCAAGCATTGACTGCTCCGCAGCTAACAACCTTGCCCGTCTTTCCCTAATTTCTAAATCTTCAAATAGCTCTAGCTTGTCTTTTAACGACATGTGGGGCAACGCCCGCATAAGAGCTTCAAGCTCTACTTTACTAAGCGTTGTTATGTTCTGTAGATTCATTTTTAGTTTCTAACGTGACCACATCCACAACACCCATAAACCGGTTGAGCTTTTCTTTAATGCGCCCGTCCAGTTCCGCGTCTGAGAGTTCTGCTTTTTTAATCTCAATCTTTTCTGTAAACAGTCCCACTTCCGTTACTTTGCCCAAAAGAGATAACGCCTTGAGTCTTATATTGGCGCTTGGGTTTTCACATTCTTCTAAAATTTTAGCTACCGTGTAGCCACGAAGCTCTTTAGCACGTTCTACAAACTCCCAGTCATATGCGGTCAGCATACCAACTAAATGTCTTACGGCTTGTGGTGTTTTTACTTCAGCAAGGGCTTGATGAGAAATATCTTGTGGTTGCGCAGACACTATACTGGCAAACGCTTTTCTAGCGTGTTGGGTTTCAAGTTCATTAACTTGTTGTTCGCTGTCTACAGCGCCTAGTGTTTTTAACCAATCTACTGTGTTTGATTTAGCGTCGACAATAGCTGAGGGTTCCGCTTTTTCAAGGGGAACAAAATCTTGTGGGTATTCACCCACGTCTGGCTCATAATCCATAAGGTGTTCTAACATGCGCGGTCCTTGTAACCTCGATATGGATAGTGTATACTACTTTTAGGTAAATGTGCAACTGTTTGCTCATTTGCTTCTCCTAGAGGTGCAGTGCCTCCTTCGCCCCGGCTTTGACCGGGGCTTTTTTTATTTGTAAATGTCTAACGTTTTACTCTGGGTTTTTTATAATTTTTTAAAAAATTGATTTGCGCCTGAGAAACACTGTTCACGCCAAGCATGCCTAGCCGTGCCAAAAGAGGGTTGTGGGGGTAGGGTGGGGTCTTTAGTTCTCGTTTCTGCCTGTTATTGGGTGCTGTGTAATACCTCGGTAGTATAATAGAGGTATCGGTTAGGGATTGGCTCTAGTCGGTATCGGGGACATCTGTCCCCATTCAATCTTTAGGAGAAATCAAATGTCTGTCAAAACAATTAAGTCTGTAGTCGTTGAAGCACTCAATGGTAAATACGTTTATGAACTTGCTATCGTTGATCTCAAGAAAATGCTCAAGGGTAAAGCTCGTGATGTAGTTCGTTCTACTCTACTGCCTATCTTTGCAGAGTGGTATGGTGTTGGGCTTGTTGAGGGTTCAGGTAAGGCAGAGGGCACACTTGTGCTTGATAGTGGTGCAGAGCACTACGAGGGTTGTCGTAAGGCTTTGAGTCGTATGGTGAGCGAGATTGCACCGAGCGAGGTTAAGCCTAAGAAAAGTCTACGCATTGCGAAAGAGGTTCGTGCGAGTGCCCTTGAGTTCTTGGCACAGTTCGATAGTGTTAGCGAGGCTATCGCTGTTCTTAAGCAAGTTGCTTAATCATCGGGGACATTTGTCCCTGTTCTTTTCCCGAGCGCAGAGGCGGGGGTGTCTCTGCGCAGTCTTAATCTTTGTCTAAAGGAACTTAATCATGCGTTATCTAACTGAACACTTACTTATCCTTGCTGTGTTCGTCATAGTTGTGTATGCCATCATCGTTTACTTTCAAACCCTCTCTCAATCAATAGGAGCTTAATCATGACTAAACGCCAAATCAAAACAACCAAGCAACTCGTATGGCTCGCAACAGAGGAAGCCAAACGCAATCAACGCAACTGGACACCAGTCTGGTTTTTATTCATCTAAGGAGATACACATGGAACTAAGACACAACAACTTTTACCTTGCCCATGCCAATGGTGCATCAGTACAACAGGGCGAGACAGTCATCTCATCACGAGACGAACAGTACACAATCACAGGCGGTGCGTCACCACACAAACCCTCTAGTTCAGGCAGAGTCTACGTAGAAGATAGCGAGGGCAACACCTATGAATACTTCCCCCATGTCTTTGATCTTGCTTGGATACAACGGGGAGATTTCTCCCCAAAAGAGATTAAGTAACTATCGAATGTTGCTTAATCACTGTTTGTACGTTAGTCCGTGATTAAGTAAGCGTACTAAACAATTACCAGTCGCCAAGCCCCATGAATACTGGCGTACACTCATTTTGTGCCTTATTACTTATCTATTTAAATCTATTTATATATATGAGAGCATTTCCATATGTGTGCGTATTCTTTTGCCTGTACTTACAAGTAAAGAAACTAAAGTTAAATAGAGCAATTTAAAAATGATAGAATCTATGGCTATAATACGAGTCCGCCCTGTGTTTATGCGGGTTTCCAACTGGCGAAAGTTTAGGCAACTCTCTTAATCACGGACACTACCTGAGACTACAAACCAAAAAGGTGTTTAATCATGCCAAAGACATACCTCAACATGACCCCGAACGAAATTCACAACGCTTTAACCAAGCGTATCCCACAACCCGAGGCACGAGAGTTAAAGAAACAAGAGTTACTTAATCTTAAACACAAACTCAAGTCCGAGAGACTACGCACCATTCAACACAAACGCTTATGGTCTGAGTTACTCAGCCCCCTTGTATACGAACTAGCCAACGCAAGGGTTGGCATCAAACATGAGAGCAAGTACAAGGGAGAACGAGAGGTAGCGTTTAACGCTTACATTGCGGTGATGGATAAGCTACTTAATAAGTTCAAGCAAATGCAGTTACTTAGAGATGAGGACAACAACCCTTACACACCTAGCGAACTAGCTAGACAAGCGGACATACAGAACAAGGGTGTGCATTGGACGGATTGGATACCCATGACTAAGCAACTACAAGTGTGTGAACTATTCGAGCAGATACCTCATGCACCCAAGACTAAACGCAAAGTACCCTTTCAGCGTACTCAAAGACCGAACACCAAACAGCGGGAGAGGTTACTCAACCGCACCATAAAAGAACTGGGCAACGCTCAGACAGAGCAACTGATCGAGCCGACCGAGGAAAGAGCCGAGCTTATATCCCAAATGCAAAACGCTATAAAAAGAATAGAGCAACTCAAACCAACGGATGCCGTACCACACACATGGCATGGACTAGAAGACTAAAGCAATAAGGGGGTAACAGTATGCCCAGCAATCATAAACAAAACATCGGGGACATTTGTCCCCGTGTACGCATGGCTTTGGCTAAGCCGTGCGCTATCCGCAAACTAGCCAACAAAGGAGAAATCAAATGACAGAAATAGAACACTTCGTGACATCAATAAGAACTGCGCTCATATGCGTGTGTTTATATGTCGGGGCAGATTCAAGTGGTATGTATTTACAGCAGATACTTTTGGTATTTGCGGGGTATTTACTCGGCTTGCTGATTCGTGACATTCGTACAGGGTTCAATAAAGGAGAAATCAAATGATTAAGCAAACACACGCAGAAAGATTAGTAGAACAGTTCCAGTCACAGAGAGACGCACAATCGCAAAGTGCAGACAGACATGACTTAATTACGCTACGCATGAGCTTAGCGAGGTTGGCTCAGGCTTTGTATGTGCAGACTGTTGAGTTGCCTGTGCTTGAGACGCATGGGTACGATGACATGGTGACACTCGCCAATCAAGACAAAGGTTGGAACATACTTGTTCTTGAATGTATAAGAGCGCTACACGATGAGAAGAACGTGTACGCTAAATGAGAATTTGGGGAGATATCTCCCCGATCTGTAGCCTATGCAGTTCATAGGCATTTTAAAAACTAGGAGAATCAAATGAAATTTTATGTAACTACTTTACCCTTTTCAAACTACGACACACAAGCAGTCAGACTCTTTGCTGTGTTTGCTGATAGGCGGTATGCAATTCTTGACATGACCAGAGAGCAATGGCTTGGTGCTATGGCGGGTGTATCTCAAGGCGGTAGATATCTGGCTTTTGATAGTCAAATGTTTGATGCGAGTACACGCACGAGTCATAGTGAGTTTTATGCAAGGCTTTTTCCTGAGCCAGTACAGTTAAACACATACGAGATCAACCTGCTGTATACCAACAACAACTACTACATGGAGAAACTCTTTAATCTGATAGCAAACCAGCTTGACTATTACAGAACTAGACGGCTCAGGAATATATATGCAGAACGATCAAACAGACTATCGTTCACAGGCTCTACACCCAAGCACATCGTTTACAAAGGTCGCACTTATAACTGTAACAATGATGAATATGACATGGTGCGTTATAACAAAGCTCGTGCTAACTACAAGCTACTCAAATCAGCGTTCAATCAGTTGTTATCGGGTGAGGAGGATGATGCACGAGAGTGGTGCGATGTGTTCATGGATTTGTATTCGGCAGATCGTTCACGCCACGACTACCTAGTTACAGCCTTTGAGAAGTGTCGTGAGGTTCTTGCAAGCAAACACTTAGATGGTACGTTGACTATTGCTATTGCAGATACTTGTGGTCACATTGAGTATATTAACGAGATGCACAGCGATCTAGGTTCATCGGGAGACGAGCAAGTTTGTGATCGTTGTTTCGGCGATAACTATGTGTATGTCGAGGATCATAGTGAGTATTGGGATCGTGAGAACGAGGAGGTGTATTACCATGAGAGTAGAGATGCGTACTATTCATACGCAGAAGACGACTACGATGACAATGATGATGACGACAGAGACCCAGGTGATCCCAACTATCTTATGGACTACGCAACCAATGTGCTTAGGGTACTAGAGCCTGACCACAAACTTATATCATCTACGCATGGTGACTTCCGCATGGGTATCGAGTTCGAGATGACTAGCGGTAGAGATAAGTATCGTGATGATGCAGTCACCAATGTACGACAGCAATTAGGTACAGAGTATTGCGTGTGTAAGTCTGACGGCTCGTTGCCCGACAACGGACTAGAGATTGTGACTGCGCCTCGTGGACTAGCCGAGCATATCAAGCGCTTCAAGAACTGGGATATAGATCCATCGTATCGTGCATGGGACGTAGGTACTTGCGGTATGCACATTCACGTCCACTCTAAAGCGTTCAGTCCACTTGTGTTTGGTAAGTTCGTTATGTTTATTAACTGCGAGGAGAACACCGATTTCATTCGTAAGATTGCAGGTCGTCATCCACGCAAAGATAGACAAGCCCAGTCGTACTGCCAAGTCGAGGGCGAGGAAGCATTACAGAATCCATCCAAGGCAGTCAAGGGTAAAGGCGGTGATCGTTACTACATGATCAACACACAGAACTTATCAAGAGCAGAGCGTGATCGGTTGCAGATCAATAAACATTGCTATACCAATGGTAAGGACTACGATACTGTTGAGTTGCGTATCTTTAGAGCATCGCTCAAGAAAGAACGTCTGCTTGCACAGATCGAGTTTACCCATGCGTCTGTTATGTTCTGTCGTGTCGCATCGTGGAAACATTTAGATAAGATGCACTTCATCGAGTGGCTCAAGACTACGGACAATGTGTATCCACATCTCTCCGACTGGTACGGCGTACGTAGACGTGCCAAGAAACAAGAAACTCTTGTGCATCCAACAAGCGCACCGCTTGAGAACTCTTGTGCCGACACACCTGATTCAACATCTGTTTAATTCATTCATCAACTATTAAAGGAAATCATTATGTGTTTAATCATTACAGGTAAATCAAATTCTATTCGTGCAACATTACTAAATACACATGGTATGTTGGCTGACATCTTTACATCTAACCCAGATGGTATCGGTATCATGTATGGCTCGGCTAAGGGACTCAAGGTTATCAAGACTTTGCCCAAGTCTTTGGCAGATGCAACAGCGTTCATTCAACGCTTACCAGTAGATGATCGTGAACTAGCTATTCACTTTCGTTGGACAACACACGGCAACACAGACATGACCAACTGCCATCCTTACGATGTCATCCCTGGTTATGTAGCTATGATGCACAACGGCGTATTGCATACTGGTAACAAAGCCGACACAACCAAGTCAGACACATGGCACTTCATCAAAGACTTCGTAGCCAGTCCAGTTACCGAGCATCCGCCACTCGTACACAATCAATCGTATCTTGATATGCTTGCTGAGTACATTGGTGACAATCGCTTTGTGTTCATGGATGGTGACGGCAAAATGTCCCATGTCAACTATGACCAAGGTATCGAGCATGATGGGCTATGGTTCAGCAACACATACGCATGGAGTCCAGCCAAGCTCATACCCAATTACTACAAATCATCTGTATATTCCAAGCGGTACAGCGCATACGACTATGATTACGATGACGAATACAACTACAACAATTGGGCGTTCAACAAACCACTAGCGTCTACTACAAAGCCTGTAGCAACTACGGCAACTACAACAAAATCAGCAATCATCAAGCCTTTGTCTGCCCATAATCACAACTGGATGGATGACGACTACGATATGCCTGAAGACTTTGATCCTGACAACAAGGTTGCTTTGATTGAGAAAGCGTTAGACGAGTACAACGCAACACTTATGATGGACTTGATTGACGCTGATCCCGAGGACACGCTTGAGTTGTTGTTTGATGTGTTCGAGCCTAACTACGCTAGTTCAGTAGATATGGAGTATGCAGGTATAGAGGAGGACATTGTGCACATGGTCATGGCAGAGGATGTGGGTGCGTTGCTCGAAGTGGCTTACGATCACCGAGTTGCTAACGTGATCTGTTATTACTTTGCATGGGACAAACGTGAGAGTATTCATCAAATAGGTTGATGAGGCAGGGTCGGGGACATTTGTCCCCGATCTTTATTTAAACTAAAGGAGAAACAAATGGAGATTGATTTGGATAAAGTGCTTGAGAACGCAGTTCATCATATGGACAGCGATGTAGATGTGCATTGGACGATAGGCATGGCGCTAGTGGAATTGTACCCAAAACAGATACTTAAGTTACAAGAATCAATGGTGCAGAAGTACAACGAGCGTTTAAAAGATATGTATAATGTTAGACACAACAACCAGGAGAAGTAATATGGGAACATTACAAACAGAACTCAGGAAAGTTATAGACGAGTGGACAGCAGACGAGGTAGGGCAAGATCAGCAATCACAAACAAAACAGGAAAGCAAAATGCACATTAGTAAAACAATATTCAACTACATCAAAGACCACGAGGGGTGCACAATTAAGAATGTGGTGGATGCTATGACAGCGCTTGGTATCAAAGACAAGACTACAGATTCGCTTATCTATCAAATGATGGGGTGTAGCATGATCTTCAGAGACGAGACGTGTGGCGAGTTATTTGTTAGGGTCAAAGAGTATCAGTCTATTAAATCTATGTATAAGAAAAAGGATGCTAATAGAGTTAAACGCAAATACACTAAGCAACAAAAGCCAATTGAGCCAACGCCACAGACGAAGCCCGAACCTACCCGCATACTACCTAAGACAGAGCGACCACTTTGGAATGTACAAACGCTCATTGAGAATCTATCGCTGTTGCAAGGTAGAGAATTGTATTTTGCACTTAAATTAATATTTGAGGAAAGCACAAAATGATAACAACTAGCACAGGCATAAAGATAGGGTGTAGGTACGACCCTTGGTATAACTACCACAACGAAGATCAGGATTGGATTAAGTATTTAATAAACTGGAAATGGTATGACTAAAGAAGAAATAATTGAGATGGCTAGACAGGCGGGACTACCAGAAGCAATCATTGAAATGACACCAATTGCGTTTGAACGCTTTGCCAAACTAATAGCAGAAAAAGAGCGTGAGAAGTTTTGCGCTGTACTTCGGCAATTACATGATTCATATTCATTGACAAGCGATTCAAACGCCATCAGAGCAAGGGGAC